GGTAAAAATATTAATATTTTTACCGAATATCGATACACAATAATCGGTGAGAATGTGAGAATGTGAGAATGTGAGGGGTTAGAATGTGAGAATGTGAGAATGTGAGAAAACAAGGTCGGCGCCGGAGGGCGAAGCCCGACCCCCAGCCCCCTACGGGGGCGTCCCGCTCTTCGAGCGGTCTCCCCTGTCTATTTTTATCAACATTTATACTACATTTTATAATACATCACTTTCTCACATTTTTAGTTAGATGTGAGAAAATATCGAACCACGACTGGATGACCCCCCCGCTCTGGATGACCCCCAACACCCCTCACCCAGAAACACCCTCACCCAGAGCGGTCGGCGGGGGGGTAGTGGTGGCGGTGGTGGTGCGGGGGGCGGGGCGGGGGCGGCGGAGGAGGAAATTGTATGATGTCGCCAATCCCACACAATCCAAAAAAAATTGAAATGATTTTACTACTTTGTGCTACATACAACGATACAAACAATTTACGATGTCCGCCTTCTTCAAGTCTCTCTTCTCCTCTGTTGGAATGAACGAATACACTCAACTTCTCGGTGAGCGTGTCCTGAAATACCCGAAGAATATCTGTGTCCTGTGCCTCGACCCCGTTGAATACCGCAATCCCTCTGGATGCTGTGTCGAATGCGACTTACTCGTCGAAATGCTCCAAAACAAAAAGTTCCACGACGACGCAAAAATCGTCGCTGAAACCCTCACACAAGTCAAACCTACCCACAAAACCGCCAACCTCTATATTGACGAAACCCTCTCTGTTTATGTTCCTAACACTTCCATCCTCTCCAATCCAGAAAAACATCTCTACTACGCTTGTCTCCTCACCGCCTTCTGCCGAACCCGTTCCACCTTCAAACACGGCATCCCGACGAATGAGTGCGAACTTTTCTGTGCTCCCTCCTTCCACCGCCATCTCCGCTCTACTTGCGATGCTGAAACCGAAAAGCAGTTGAGGACGACTGCCCTGACTGCTCTCAAAGCGTCCTTTCAAATCCCCGAAGTGAAGGGCAAGATGAGCACATTCTGGTTGTTTGAAGGCGGGGTTTCTGCTTCATTCTTTACCCACATCGAAGGAACTGACGCAGACAAAGGCATCGTTTTCAAGATTGTTTCGGTGCCCGTCAAAAGCACCGAAAACAATTATGTCTATGGCATTTTCGAACTTACCGAAATCACCTCGTTCGACGCCATATCAAACATCACCAACCTTCTTGACGACTTACCCCTCTACATCCTTTCAAACGACACCAAAAACAAACGAGCGGGTCGGGTCATCGCATATCGCAACCCTCATCTTGACTTCGACCACCCCATCGATGACCCCGCCTGGGAAAAACTTCACCAAGAACGCCAAGAAAAACTCGCCAAGAGAACCGAACAGGAACGCAAGGAACAAGAACGCCGCGAAAAGAAAGAGCGCCAGCGCGAAGAACAACGCCAACTCGACTACCAACGCCAAAAAGAGGAAAAAGCCCTCAAACTCGCCCGTGCCTCCCTCGTCGAAGCAGTCGCCAAAGTCGATGCCGACCTCGAAAAAATCCGCAAACTCCGCGAACTCAACCGCGAAGTCGCACTCAAAAACCAGAAAATCGCTGACCGCAAGGAGGCAGAAAAACTCGCAAAAGAAGCCGAACGCAGACACGCCGAAAAACTCAAACAAAAAGAACTCGAACGCCAAAAGTTCATTTCAAAGAAACACTAATCTTTGAGATGAATTACTACGGGACTGTGGTGTCCTTTTTTTTTAACTACACTTGATTTTAGTTCTCAACTTATTCAACATCTCCCTCATATTCTTTGCTCCACCCTTCGCCGTCTTCAACTCCTTTTGAAGACGAGTTGCCTGTATCTTCTCTGCCTCGTCGTCGAGTTGTTGTCGCCCTGAAATCTCTCGGTCATACATATCCGCCTCTTCATCCACATCCTCCTGCTCCTCCTCGTCGCTGATATAATCAGGGTCAGGCAGAAACGCAATACGCTTCGCACTTCCAAAAGTTCCATACGGCATCTCCGCACCCTCCTCAATCTCCATACCCGCCCCATATGGGTTCGTCGGCATCGACTGTAATGCGTTCATCATTCCAGACCAATTTCCTCTTTGCTGAAAACCATCGTGTAGCATCAAGTCCATATACTCATCATCCATCGCTTCGCTATCAGCACCACCATACATTCCATCACCAACACGAGGGGGCTTCGGTGCTCCCATCGCCGGGTCATACGGAATATTCGCAACTCCCGCTCGAACCGCCCTCTCCTCCGCACGACGAAACTTCCTCTGGGCTACATCCACCGCCTCTCGGCGTTGTCTGTTCCCTGGTTGCGCCAGTAATGCTGCCTCTGCCTGTGCTACATTCTGTCTGTTTCCTTCCAACTCACGAATTAAATTAATATCCGCACGACTTAATTGTCCTGCTGGCGGTAATTGTGCTGGTTGCTGGGGTGCTATTGGCGGCGCTACGGGTGCTCCCGCTGGTAAAGCACCAACCGCCGCCTGATAGTCCGCTAAATCCTGTTGATATTGAAGAAGTGCCGCCCTTTCTCGTCTCAATAACGCCAGTCTGTCTCTATTATTCGCAACATCAGGAGCATTTTGAAGCAACCACGCCCTCGCTGGTTGAGTATTCGCTGCTAATAGTAAATCTGGTGGAACACGAAGAGCAGGGGGTTGAGGCGGTGCTGGAACTGCCGCTGGTGCTGGTTGAACTGGGGGTTGCGGTGCTGGGGGTCCTGGTTGAGGGGGTTGCCTTTGAACACCTGGTCCAACAATAGGGGCAATCGGTAATACGGCGGGTTGTCCTGGTCCTGGTGCTGGTTGTGCGGGTTGAGGAATATTTATCGGGGGTGAAAAATTAACTGGTCGCAAATCCTTATTCAAGATATTATCATAACTCTCCAATACCGCACGAAACTCTGGAATAGGTGTTCCCGCCGCGTGAGCATTTAATATCTGCTCCAAACTCGGTTTCACCGCATCAAACTTATCCTGTATCGCCATCTCTTCTCTCGAACTCAACTTACCAGTCCGTCCATACAACCTCACATACGCCGTCGCTCGATTATACGCCGATAGATATTCACTTATTCCCTGCGTCAGTTTCCCACTCTCCGCTGGTATCGCCATCGCTGAAACCGCCTGTGATAATGATGACGACATCTTATCCAAAAATCCCGCCAACTCATAAGCAGTCTTTCGGTCTAACTCGTCAGGTCTCAAAAACTCCTCCTTGCTCTGCTGTATAAATGGAAAGTTCAGTAAAAATGCCTTCTGTGCTGCCCGTGCGTCCTCACCTAACGCCTCCGCAATCTGTCTGCTACGCATCGCCTTATCCGCATCCGTGCCTCTGTGCCGATTTGCCATTTTCAGTTGTTTATATTCGTTTATCTGCTTTTGTTTTTATTATTAATTTCATCTTCATTTCTTGTAAAGTCCATTCGCCTTTATGTATTTCACCGCCTCCGCCAGTTTCATACCCTTCTCCTTCATCGTCTTACTCACAAACTCATTATACGCACTCTTACCGCCGTGTGCCCCCTTTCCACTATACTCACTCTTCATCTTACTCATCGCTCCACCAAAAACAGCGTGTAGATTATTCGTCTGTGTTAATGGATGCGCCCCTCCCGACATCGCCCCACCCTGACTAACACCCTTCGTAACTCCGTTCAAAATCAAGTTATTTATCTTCTTTGCCGACCTTCCCGTGGTATTCTCCATCTGTGTTCCATCCCATATATTCTGTGAGGCAACCTCATCCACCGCACCCGACTTCTTCTGTGCTTTCTGTGAAAAACCACGCTCCGCGACTATCGCCCCCATCGAATTATCTCCGCTCACCGCCAGTCCCTCACGGTTCTTCATATCAGTCTTTCGAGAGATTTTCTTACCCCCACTATATTCCTTTTTCATTTGCTCATATTGCTTCTCTGCCATCTCTCGTTCATATTTTCCCCGCTCCGCAACAGGGTCAGGTCTAATGGCACTTGGAATATCATCAAAGTATGCTTTTTCTTTTTTTTTTGCTCCGCCCATTTTTGTCGGGGCGGACGAGACCCCCCTATCGTTTTTTGGCACGATTTTCCTCTTCCTTCCACCAAACCCCGAACCTACTGGATTACTCGACGGCATATCCCCATACGAAGTCGAACCCGTCGCCGAGTTCAACTGCTCCACCTCCAACTTCGGCGAAAACCCGAGAGAATTAGCCGCAATCGGTTTCGCATCCGCAAACACACCCTCACCACAACCCATCATTCCCATTCCCATCGACATATTACCCCCCTTCGCACCACGCTTCGCGCGAATTGACGCCATATATGCCTTTGCTTCGGGCGAACCCTTCACCAGTTTCGCACGACCACCTGAACGACCGCCAGGAGCACCATACATTCCACCAGACACTCCATTTTGACCATAACCCAGCAACTCCAACACACCAGCACCCGCCTCACCATACGGATTTCCACTTGAAATAAGTGCGTCCTTCAAAGGCGTTCCTACCACATCCAAAACCGGTTTCACATAGTCCTCCCAAACACCCTTCACAGTATCATACGCTCCTTTAACTGCCTCCGTAAAATCGTCCCAGTCATTATACCACGCACCACCATAAAAACCAGCACCTCCCTTCATCAATAAACTCTCGACAAACTTCAATTCCTCCGCCGTAAAATCACGCCCACCACTCGCAACCAGTTCAGGGTCTTTCGTCATCCTACCCACCTTCTTACTGTCTTTCATACGGTTTCGCCCACCTACAAAATCATCCATACTCTCATACCACGCCGCCTCCACCTGTGGCGGTTTATCGAGCGGTCTCCCAGAACCATCCATATTACCCACCTGAACTTTCGTTTCCAAAGGAAACTTCGGTTTTCCAGAACCAGACCTCGCTTTGTCTATCACACCAGCATAAGGCACTTCACGATACGGCATCGTCACTCCAACCATCGTCGCAGCATTACCGCCATACCCCGCCCCTCCGTGAGTGATTGATAATTGTCCGCATCCAGACATCGCCCCTCCGTGAGTGATTGATAATTGCCCGCATCCAAAAGCACTCATACCACCTTCCATACGATACTCCTTTTCTGCTCGTGAAAGTGCTCGGGGATGGTTCGCAGCACCCCTCATCACATCGTTGTATTGAGTATCAAGTCCGCTGTCGCTTCCAAACCCCTTCCCTACAAAATTAGCAGGAGCGTGTCTCGCATAGCGTTCCATTATCGCATCGTTCGCAGAAGCTATTCGCCTATTGTATGCCGTATCCATTTTCGGTTATAAATTAGTATAAGAATTGTTTTTAACTCTTATCTTAATTCTCGCTATAATGTAATTATCTCATCTCTCGGCAATTAGCATCGGGAAGCAAGTTTCATACGACCGCCAACACCATCAGCACCACCACTCATACCGGGCTGACCTTTGCCGAGTGCCGACTTCGCGGCGCTAACTGCGTCCATAATCGCTTCCTGGGCTTTGGGAGCAACATCAGCAACGCTCGTAACTGCGGAACTTTCCACACCACCAACCAGACGCAAATGACGCTCACTCACAGGCTTCATCTCACTAGCAGCAAGAACATCGCTCTTCGTGAGGATACCCGTGTAAGTGCTGCTTACACCCTGGCTTGTGATAAACAAACCAGAATTAACACACATCAGCACCAGTTCAACCTGTTGTGCCGCCAAAGTGTAATTCTGTAGTGTAACGTTGAACTGTAAATTGAAGCTGCCCAGCGACCCAGCCGCATAAAATTCCTCTACAATAGGGATATCCTGTCCAAAACGCAGAGCAAGAATAGACCCAGAAGTAAGGACTTGCTGAAGTTGAGTATCATAAGAAGCACCAACGGGGGGAAGGTATTTATTAGCATATCCACGAAACTCTTGCCAAGTCTGGTTCGTGGATTTCGCAGACATACGAAACAAAGTATCCTGGGTGGCGTTCGCCAACAGACCGGACTGGTTATTCCAGTTAATAGAAATACCAGTAATCGGGAAGAAACAATCCGCATCACGGTTCGTCTGCTGGGACATCGGTTTTCTAGCACAAATCACCAACATATCGGGGACCTGATTTAATTGGATGTTGTTGCTTGAAAAAACAGTTGTAGTAGGGACTAACTCGTTAAGTGCTGAAACTGCGGCAGCACCGATGGTGTTCGTGAATGTAGTCAAATAACGAGGAAAATCAACATAATCCACCACATTTTTCGAGGGGAGGATTTGAGAGGGGTGAGGGGTAAGCATCTGGAAAATCAACCGAGAACCACTAACAGAAGTAATCGACACGGCGTAATTGGGAATTGCCGCATCACTCGCACCACAACGCCACAAACGGTTCGCCTGTGCCGAAATGTTGAAGATGAAGTTCAAGTTGCTCACACCATAAATAGCCATCTGGTTCGCCGAGAGATTGGCGAAGTGGAAGGGAGACAAAAAGAGGGGTTCAAACGAAGTAAAACGAAGACGCACAACACGAAGAGTTCCATCACCGATAGTCTGCTGATTTTTCACACCAGCACCAATAACAGGGGTAGTCTGCTCCAAACTGTCGATACTGAAAGAACCACGAGAGAGAAGAGAATTATCGGCGGTCTGGGCAAAAGAACCGTTGCTGTTGTTGTTTGCTCCCAGCTGGTCAGCATAAGAACGATAAGTATCAGGAGCAAGAGGAGCAATACCGTTCCAACGAGCAAGAGCACGGTCATCACCATACATACGAAGCAACTGGGGCAACACATCACGAATATTCACAGAAACGCTGTTGTTATTCACCTGAACCTGAAGGGTAGTGGCGGACATATGAAGGGGCAGGGGGGCAAGAGCATCACGATTACCCAAATCAACAAGAAACTCACCAGCAACAGGGTTGCCTCTAATTTCCAGTTCATAAGTAGATTGCCAAACGATATTACGGTCGAGCATCGTCACCTCACTCGGCGTCTGGATAGAATAAGTCTGGGAAGACGCACTTTGAGAAGTAGCGGGGTAAATCTGGGTCGTAACATTCTGTCCTGACTTCACAACACCAAAGGGAAGACTGTCGGTAACCCTCATACGAGCATCCTCGACCAAGACCTTCTTGAAATCTGCTGAACTCATTTGTAATCGATTTTATGAATAATAGTATAACTTTGTTTTTATATATAATTTCAGTTGTAATATTATTCGCCGAGAGATTTTGTGAAACAAAATTACCGAAGGTGAGATTTCCGTTTAATCAATAGTCGCGTTGTAGAAGTCTTTCCGGCGAAAGAGGATTTTAATGCTCGCCGCACACCCCGCCGCCAAATTGAACCGATGTAATCCACTATATTTGTCCTTCCAGAACACCGAAACCTCCACCGCATTCACAGGGGTCGTTCCACGCAAATCCAACATACGATACTCCGCTGTCGGGGTATATGTAATCCTCGTCTGGGATGATGTGCCTGTCGCACCCTGTAATTCAAAATCAGTCAAAACTGGTGCTGTCACGTTATTATTGCCCGATGAACGCAAATTGCTACTCGTCGTCCCATCGTAAAAATTGAAAATCGCTGGTTTTGATAATAGGGTGTTTTGAACTGGAAGAAGCGATGTCGAAAACACGAGTGAGGATATGGGCGAAAACAAAATCGTAGTTGAATGCTCCTGCGGTAATATAATTTGCGGTATCGCCAACACCGTTGATGCGACTGGCGTAAGTGGGAAAGTCGGTCTTGTTCCTCCATTCGTGTTTTGATACTGGTTGTTATACACCACCAACATATCCTCTGTTCCTGTCGTTAAATTAAACTGGGTATTGCCTTGAAACACCGTAGGAAACGAGTTCAGCAGATTTGATAGGGGGGTATTCATATACAACTTAATCACACGCCCAGTAAAACCAGCGGTATTTGCGAGGTTCTGGTCGTAGGTGTCGTAGGCGAAGGGTGGTGCGTTTCCCGCCAACGCTGGGGGGCAAAGCGGAAAACTCAACGAAAATAACTCGCCATTCGGGTCATAAAACATCTGCGGACAATAGTTCTGCGAGATGTTCGCTGGTGTCCCTGCCCTTGTGCCTAGCGCCGCCTTTCCCGCCGCTACTAACTGGGTGTTAAAATTATCAAACGCCGCCTTCAACGCATTATTCGCATATTGAAGCACCAGCGAAAACTCATTTACATAGTAGTAGTCAGTAGTTAAATCCTGAAAAGTCAAAGCACCCGACGGAGCGGGGATTGTAAGGTCATCTGGAATATAAATCCAGTTCTCTTGTGCCGCCAAATAATCCGTCACGGGCGGAACAACCGAGTAATCCGTCACACTCATACCCCACGCATAAATCAGTTTATTCGGGTTCGATTGTCCCAGTAATACTTGCGGAATAAAAATAGGAAGGGTAGGGGTCTCGATACTGAAACGCACAACCGACAACAGGTAATCCTCGGGGTATTTTATAATAGGGTTCTGTCTAATCTCGTTGAAGGTCAGGGGTGGGGCAGTCGTTCCCACTAATGTCGGGTTATAATCACTCACAACATTAATGTCGTAGTATAAATTATAGGGGTCGGCAGAAGTCAAATTACCTCTTGATGTCATTTTACTCGTTTATATTCGTTATTGTCCTTTTGTTTTTATTATTAATTTCCATTCGTTTAAGTTTCACATTTGATTGGAAATTGATATAAAATTATACATACTATATTGTATAAAATGTCTTTTCCAGTTGATTTTGATTATGTCGCATCCCATCACATCTCGAGTTATAGTTATGTTATAACCAGGGTCGTCCCATTCACCTCTGCGGATATAGTAATCACTCTTCAAGGTGATAGCGATAGTGCCTTCTATAAAACAATCAATATGACGATTGAGGGTGAGGCATATAATCTGTGGGGTAGTGATGATAGTTATATTACTGACTTGGTCGCCAAAAAGGTCGCTTCATTACACCCTGCTTAACTTTAAGGGGGTCATCCAGGAGCGGGGGTCATCCAGGAGCGGGTGCGGGGGGTGGTATCCAAAAAAATTGAAATCGTTTTACTCGTGTGTGCTACACCCAACGAACTACCAACAATCAATATGACCAGACAACCCGAAAATGAATGTGCTCTTGAAATCACCGAACAAGGTAATACTTTGTGCCGTGATTGCCTTTCCCTAGAAGAAGAAGAAGACACCTGCGAATGCTGTGGAAAACCCTATGACGACCGAAGTCATCACTACCTATGGGAGCTGTGTGATTGCGTCCAGAACGACGACGGCACTCTTTCAAGACCCGAGGAAGAAGAAGAGGAGAGTATCCCAGAGATGAAGGACTGCGGTCATTTCTTCGACTGCGGTTGCGGAATGACGGTTTGCGGCGAATGCGACGAGGATATGTGCGACAACGAGGCGTGTGCTATTTACTACACTTACAGAAACGACGCTTGTATGTGCGACGGTTGCGATTTTTGCGAATGGAAAATCCGTATCCACAAGAGCGGACTGAAACTCACCCCTCCCTTCGTTCCAGAATAAATTACTCATCATCATCATCATCTTTGTCCTCTAATAAATAAACACACTTTTCACTCACGACTGCCTGTGGATAATTCTTCGCTATGGTTATCCAGCGAGAATTAATTTTTTTCATTTCCTTCATCATCTTATTATTGATGCCGATGTAATTTTCGAGCATATACTTCGTGCTTTTCGTCATAACTGACTTCGGGAAAAAGGTTACGAAATGGCATTCGTTTAACATCATTCGTGTCGTCTGGCGGTCGCTCGGCAAATGGAATGTGAGAATACAACTAATCTTATGATGTCGCCCCGTCTGTAAAATCTGGTCGAGTATCTTGAAAACCTCCTTCCTATGTGCTTTGTTCGAGAGAGTGTCGCAGTCATCAAAAATCACCATACTTTCAGCAAACTCTACACTTTCAATTGGGTCGCTCACCAGCGTATCATCTATCTTCGGGCGTTTCAGGTTTTTTATATCATCCACCGAGACATCGTCGGGTAATGACGAAAACATATACACGGGACGGTCAGGAAACTTCTTCGTGTATTCACGACAAATCATCTTCGTATAATACGACTTGCCTGAACCTGACGCACCAACTACATACCATATTTGACGCTCTGTCTTCGGGTTTATCATCTGGACGAACTTACCCTCATCGCTGTCGGGAATTGTCGCCCTTTTGAATAACTGAACCCTCTGCTCTTTCAATCCCTTATCATCGGGCGACGCGAGGAACACTTTTTTACCATCATTCGCTCCACCTATGATTTTACAAAACGGAGCACCTACTTTATCCAAATTGAGAGACATACTGTATTATAATAAAATGGAATTATGTTTATTATAATTTATATGATAGAACACAATAGTCTTTGTGCCGTTTTATTGATTATCTTCTCATTATTCTTAATCACATTATCGACCCTCGCACGAGTGATACTGCCCTTCATACCGAGTTTCGCTTGTAAAAATGTCGAAACACGAGACTTCAAGGTCTTATCCAGTTCCCATTTTAGGGTTTGGACTGCTTTCAACTGCGATGTGATTTGATACAGTTTTCCTGTTTCACTATTAAACAACTTGACTAACTGAATGGATGTCTCTGGTTCTTCATTCCGTATCCGCATCATAGAAAACAGGCGTTTCAACGCTTTCCAGTATTTACCCTCACTCACCATTTCACCAAAGTCCTGTTCCAGTTCCTTCAATCTCTCGGCATCGGCATCTTCCCCCGCTTCAACGGCATCGCCGAGAGAATACATACACGAGGCATCGAAGAACTCATTACTCACCTCCTTGCGAAAGACCACATCAACCTTAATAAAATCAATATCATCAAAGGGTATGCGAGAGAAAAACGAATGCGAATACTCTGCTCCGCGATAAATCCGCTCCTTCTTCCCCGAGTTCGACTGGATTTTCATCTCCACGAAATACATATTTTCATCACTCGCTATTCGTGAAACAACATCACTCAACCCACTAAAAACGGCATCTCTCGGCAACTCACTTATATCCATCGTAAAATCATAATCACCAGTATATAATTGCGACTTCAATCCCGCCGTTCCAATCAGTCTCGGTTTGCGGTCATTCAGCGAAAACGCTTTCACCAGCGGGTATTCTTCGCTCGTCGGGTATTTCCGTTCTGTTATTGTCGTCATTTAATAATCCTTGTATTATTCGGTTTATGTTTTTATTATCACATCATATATTGGAAATCTGGTGAGCCAAAATCTCCCGCCCGTCGTGCTTCCGCACTCCATCTTTCGTGTATATTCATAACCCTAGTAGGGTCTTCTGGAAACATATTTTCCAAATGACGAAGAAGTTGTAATTGTTGATAATGGTAGTTCGCAAAAGCATCCCAATTCACCCTATTATAATTATCATCATAATACATATCGCCTCTAATTTGTCCTGGAAGTCGCCTTTTCAACATCCTCATTTTTAATTGTCCTGTATTCATAGTATCAGGTGAGCCTACGAGACTTTGGTCAGCAATTAAAACAGATACATCTGGAACTGGAACAGTAGCAGCGTGAGCATCTACCGCTCCTTGGTCTGGTCCAAAATCAATCGGTTTGTTCCACTCTGCCTTGCGGTCTTCAAACTGACCCAACGGTTGTGGTGGTCCTGATAGTCGTGGTCTTGCCCCTCCTTTCATTCCTCGCCCTCGTTTTTCCATATCTCGTATATATTCCTCAACCGACGGATAATAACCATCTTTTTTACGGATTGGTGGTAATTTTGCTCGAAGTGGCGATGACCAGATATTAGCAGGGACAATAGAACCATACCCAGTATTATAATCAATACCAGCAATTCGTTTCATACGGTTTATCCTTTGCCTCAAATCACCCGAAAAGGGAGTAGTATCAAACGCACTATCGAGTTGTCGTTGGTTTTTGCGAACTGCTTCCCATAACTTCGCTTTTAATTCGGGGTTAGCAAGAACCTTCGCTCTTTCCTCCTCTTCGTCAGGGGTCATTTCACTTTCCATACGCCTCATCAGTATTCGCTCTTCTTCATCTTTTCGCCTTTTTGCTCCCTCTGCTTCATCTTCCGCTTCTGTATCTTCGGCAACCATCGCACAAAATCCACGCAAATCCAAGAGAAAATCTCGCAATTTCGGCGATGATAATTTCTCATCGGTTTCTTGTTGTGCCTCACGGACTTTTGCTTTTGATAATTTACCTTCACCTTGTAATGCGTCCCAAAATATCACAACGCCATATCCTCGTTTCCAAGACTGCTCAATTTTTTTCTGGATTGCTGCCTTAATTCCGCAACTATCAAACATCTTCAAAATACATATCCGCCATACTTTTTGAGTTTCTCGTATATGTTGTGCCAAATCAGTATCGGGCGTTGATTTCGTGATAGGCACTCCTTTCGATAGAAACTTCGGTTCTGGTTTATCTTCGACACCCCAAGTTGAAGGCGACAATTCCGCCAACATTCTTGACGACATCATCGCATTATCACGACCAACACCGACAACTGGTTTTAACTGGTCTAATGTTGCTCCTTGTGGCATTCCCGCATCATCGCCAATCGCCATACACTTACCTTTCACACCATATTCACTCGTCTCCACTCGTTTAAAATAAGAAGGTTCTCCTGCTTCCCATCTACGGCAACTATAATCTCCAAACATATCGGTTCGGGTCATACTCACAATTGCCTCGCAAGTTTTTACACCTGCCACAAAGTTTCGCCTTAACATCTGTCGTTTTTCAGTCTCGGTCATTTTTTTTAGAGTATCGGTTCTTCTCGCATCGTCTAACATCGTCGGTCGCCGTCCTTTCATATTCATTATGTCTTGTGCCAGTTTTCGTAGTCCTGTCTTAATGTCTGCTGGTAAATGTGGGTAGTTTGTATCGGTTCTCTTTTCGGCAACTCTTTCCGTAATCATACCTGTCTGTTTCATAACATCTCTCCTATTGGTCGGTGTGATAAACGGTAATAATCTCTCGATTAACTTATCACTCATTCCACTTCTCGCCAGTAAAATTGACTTTTGCGTTGCCGACACATTCCTCGACAGCAGGTTCATAAAAAACTCCTTTTGTTTCGCAGTCATTCGCGGTAATGCCGTCATAGGGCGTGGTTGTGCGACTGCCACCGCAAACTCCCCCGCTGGATTTCTCGGTTGCTCCGCCACTAACTCTTCACGCAGTTCCACCCTCGCACTCGCAGGTGCTTTCGGTGATTTCGGTTGCTTACTTTCAAAAGACGGCAAACTTTCACTACTGGATTTCGGTTTATCGGCGGAAGCATACTTTCCTCGTTTCTCTTGTTTCATTACCGCATCTACAAGTTTTTTGCCGTGAGTTTTCGGTAAGATGTCGTGTAAAGATTTCATCCCAAGATTTCCAAGTTCTTCATTATCATCATCAAATACCCTTCTATCAGCAAAGTCCGTTTCTCCGTCATCCTCCTCAACCAAATAAACCTTACCTTCAATTCTGTATTCCGCAACTTCAACTTCGGGCTCTTCCTCTTCGGGTTCGGGTTCGCGTTCGCGTTCTTTCGGCGGGGTCGCTTTCTGGACGCGAGAGGTTCTAAACGGTGTTTCGAGAGGTGGTGGTTCGTCTCGCCCATCACGCCTCGCCTTCGCCCTCTCACGCTTCGCTTTCGCCGTCTGTTTCTTCTTCGCTTCCCTCGCTTCTATCGCCTTCCGTTTCTCTTCCAACTTCGCATCAAAAATCGCCTTCCACTCTTCAAGTGTATAGGTCTTTCCACTTCCTTCCATTCCACCCCCTTCAAAAGCAGGGTTATAAATTGGATAAATTGAGTGCGACGCAATTAAGTAGTCTTTCTCCTTTGATGGATTATAGAAGTTAGTTTTATTAGGATTTACACGGATTTCGGTATTCGGGGCATACTGTCCCATCAAAAGAAACAAGGGGTCAGTATCCAAATAAACACGGTGGTTCAAGACGCCTTCATCCAGCACATACTTTTTCTCGATGCTCGGGTTGTAAGTGATTGCTTCTTCAATCAATCCCATCTCTAAAAATCTGTCTGCGATGCTTCCTGCGAGAGATGACCCTGTCGCTACATAATAAAATTGCGATGGAGGATAGTTCCGCTGAAACGAAACCAACTTCGCCAAATCATCCTGAAACCGTGTCGTCATTCTTAAATCTTGATTAGCACCAATCACCGCCCAAGTGTATAAATCCTTCCAACTCTTCACATCCGTTCCGCGAATACCCACCAAAACCACATTCTCATCATCTTTACGGTAAAATCGTAATGATGTATCATCCTTTATCAACTTAAAATCTGGTAATTCTATCGCTTTACTCTGGTCATACATACTTCGCGAGAGATTAAACGCATTTTGCCTTCCTTCTTGAACCGTAGCACCATACGCATCGTAGTCTGGCGTGAATGACTGTCGCCCAGCTTTACTCATATCGCCCGACGGATTAAATAACGGTTTGCCTGCTTTCTGTAAGGTGTATTCCACCGCACCTGACCCTACCATTTCAGCATCAGCAAACGGGTCTGGTGCGTCCATCTTCTTCGCCATCGTGCTCGCCTCTTCCTGCTGGTCTTTCGCTTCACTCAACAACGATTTTCCAGTATTTTTAAGCAGTTTTACGATATTCTTGTGTTCTTTATAATAATCGCTCTGCTTCATTTCAACGGGTTTCGCACCACCATTAGCATCTGTATCTTCATCTGTGTCTTCATCCATCGCGACGCCCATTCTTTTCAGGTTCGCTTTCTGCTGTGCTTCTTCTTTTTTCAAAACAGCCATCGCAACTTTTTTCCATACAGTATCACCCAAATGACCAATTTCCTCCTGTGTTTCAGGGTCAAATATCCTTCTATTTTTAAAGAAGATGTTAGCTTTTGCGGTCTTGTAGTTTCCCACCGGCAACGGTTCTCTTCTAGGGTCAGCATCGACCCAATACAGTATTTTACCAACTTTCACTTCTACATATCGAACTTCTTCCTCTTCCTCCTCGTCATCGCTTCCAGCACCGCCCCTGAAAAATGGTTCTTTCATACCTTTGAGGAGGCGTCTCACCCGCGCCTCTTCATCATCTTCTTCTTCTTCATCATCATCATCCTCTTCATCATCATCCTCTTCATCAGGAAAAATAGCATCATCAGCCTCGAAGAGTTCTCTTCTACATAAACCGCAATAATCCTCACCATTCACCCTATCACGCTCGTCCCAATCAGCTGTTCCTTGTTGTATAAATCTGTCGCACACCGAGCAATAAAAATCGTCTTCTGGTAACTCCTCATCCTCCGCCGCCATCCCCCCCGGGTTAAATCTAATTTCAAAATCATCATCATCATCATCATCTTTGGGTTCATCTCTACCTCTTTTTTTGCGGTCTTCGGGATTAGGGTCAGCACCTCCTCGTTTTTCAAACGCCGAGAGATTTCGGTCGCCCCTTATCTTCTGCTTCTCTTTTATTTGGAGTTTCAGGTTCTCTGGGTCGATTTCGTCTGGCGTTAGGGGTGTATCCTTTGAGATACGCTTTGTCGGGCGATAAACAGGGTATTCCTTGTTTCCCACATCCTTCCAGTCTTCCTTAAACCATCTCTCGAGCGGTCGCTTTCCATCGGGTTCGTCTTCGTATTCACCACCCATTTCTTTATATTTCTTAACGATAAATCCCGATTTATAGGCAGATGGTTTTGAGTAGGTTTTATCGGCAATCGCCTTTGCTTTCGCATATAACGCAGGGTTCGTCGGTTTCGCACCTCCTACCACCTGTGCCTGTTGTAATAAATCGACTGAACCCTGTGCTTGTTCCTTCACGGCATCACTCACCTCTTCGGTCTGTTGGGTCTGCTCTGCTGCGGCTGCCTGTTGTTGGGCATAATATTCGGCATCCCTCTTTGCTTTTTCGGCGGCTTGGAACATCATCGTATCCTTAAACTCTTGCTGTCCCCTCAAAACTAAATCCTGTTGTCTTTTCTCAACTCGACCCTTTGCTTCACGCATCTTCGCCAGTTTCGCTTGGTCGGGGGTCGCTTTCGCCTCCTCCGCCTTGATGTCCTTTTCTACTTTTTCCTTCGCATTTTGCGTCATCGCTCTATCTAACGCCAACTTGTCTTGTTTGTAATCAACTAAATCCTGTCCTTTCAGGGTGCGGGGGTCTATCTTCGCAAACCGTTTCAGTTCTCCTTTCGTCCAACCTTCATCTTCGTATCCTTCCGCAAAACCCTCATCCTGTTTGTCGGCGACGAATTGACGCAGACTGCCATATATTTCCTTCGCCCTAGCTTCGGGTATGAATATGAACTCGTCATCGTGAAGCGACTTTAATGTTCCATCTACATCTTCACTTCTTTTCGGGTCATTTTGCTGAACACCAGTCCATAACTTTACCCCTGCGTCCGCAAACTCCTTAAACGAAGGTCGCAATTTTGCTGCGAAAATCGGGTTCGGCACACGCACATAAAAAACATTATCCGCCCCTCGCCACGCGGCACGCTTTTGGTTATACGCCTCTTCTTTGGGGTCGCTCGTTTCAGCCGTCCAAAACCCACGCGGTTTTCGTATAATAATCATCGGGTTGGTTTTATCTCTCACAATCCCCGCTTTTGCTTCCTCTGCTTTGATGCGTTTGATGCGTCGTTCCGTCATATCCTCGTCATATTTGTCTGGATTGAAAATCATATTCGCTATATCCTCGGTGTTTGTTTTCAAAGCAGCAGCAGTCTTCACTATCGGCACAACAATATTCTTCATTACCTTCTTTTGACTTTCAGCTTTATCCTCTTCGCTAATACCGAGCAACCCTTTTTTTTGTTTCCTTGGGTCATCGCTTTTCCCATAAAGAGCATCACCAATTCCCTTTTGGATTGCTTCACGCACCGGTTTCAACGCCTCCGCTGCTACGGCAACACCACTAGGCGCTTTCGGTTCTGCTTTCGGGGCAGCACCTCCATAACTTCTTTTTATCTCTCTATACACACCACCAGGGGTTCTTCCTGATAATCTTATTGCTCTGCTTAAACTCATACCTATATCACCCAATATACTCTCAATAAAACTCACTCGATAATCGGGTCGCAACTTGGCAAGTTCTTTTATCAACGCCTCATTTTCATTAACAGCGGTAAATAGTTCGGCAGGCATATACTGCCCAACATATTGTCGAAATAAGGTAAAAAATCCATTCACTCTCCCGACAGGCTCAGGGTCTTGATACCCTCTAATAGAAAGTGTGTATCGGTTCGCTATTTCCAACGCACTTTGAATTATGTCTCTCTGTTCTTGTGTGGGGACTGCTTCACCAACAACAGGAACCCCTTGCTCTTGTGGTCGCTGTGCCAACTGCCCCTGAACTGGTAGCTCGGGTCTTCTTGGGGGTTCTTTACTCACAGAAACACCACCTCCATAACTACTATCAAAACTCTTTGCCCTCTTATCCTTGAAGTTTTGAATGTATTGCTCTCGGGTTAAGTTCCCCAATTTTAGTTTCAGGCTCTTTTCGTAGTAAGGTTTGTCTTTATCCTCATCAAGGTATTTTATCGCACTCTGTTACGCCTCTTTAAGCAACGCCGCCCTCTTTGCGGCAATACTTTTCTTGCGGTCTGTTTCTAATTTGAGTTTTTCCGCCTCTGGCAGTTTATCATACTGCTCTTTTTTCTCCTTTTGATAATCGCCCATCGCCGCCGTTATATCATCGAAAAACCCATCGCCGTTCAGTTCGTCCTCACCCCACGCTTCCGTCGGGGCACTCCCCCTATCGAACTCTTCCAGTCTTTTCCTGAAATCCGCTTCGCTTTCTTTCGGTGGTTTTTTATCGACCTTGTCTTTGATTTCTTTCGCCACTTTCAGTCCCTTATTCAGGTTCTCAATCCACGACGCAGAACCGTATGCGTGTTCCTCCAAATCCTCAATCACTTTATTCTTGTGGAGTATGATATCCCGCAGGTCTTCCCGAGAGAAATCATCGAACCCACGACCGCGCAACCCGCAACAGTTCCGTTTCATTTCCTCATCGGGGTCTATTGAAAAGTTGCCTCTATTCATTATATATACGATTGTTATGTTTTGTTTTTATTATTAATTGTAAGACTAATAATAAATCTCTCGGCATCGTGATTTCATCGGCAAGAAAAATCAATCTTGTCGTGTTTATCGAACGGGCGGACGGTGATGCTGGGCGACGGGCAAATGACCTTCGCAACGCCAACGGCGGTTTGGACGATGGGTTTGATGGGGGGGCGAATGACGGGCATTTTTATTATTACTGGAATTGTCTTTATATTTTACTGCCAGAGAATGTTTATGGCGAGGTTGTTAGGACTGTATTTATCGCTCCGCCAGTCCCCCTTTATCTTCGTTGCTCGATTGAGGTAATTCTCTCGGCGTTGCTCGTCCTGATGGCGGGTAAAATCATCATATCCCTTCTGCCCGAAATTGACGACTTTTCCCTCTGGTGTTATAACCGCAAACTTCTTACCTTTCGCCGTGCTGAAATAAATCTCCGCATCATCGCTCCCCTTGTATTTCAGGAAGTTTCGATATACCTTACAAATGTCGCTCATTTAATACTGATTATGTGTATTTATTTATAATTGTTTTCACCACTACAAAGCACAGGATTTCACCTACGGAGGGGATAGGCAGGACAGAGTATATGATAGACCAGAACATAGTATATCATATATTAGATTACTTTTATATAATCTCTCGGCGTTCTAACTTCCGCAACTCACGCAAGCATCGTCATCACCGAGGCACGGGATATTCTTATAATCAAACTTGCTGATGATGTTCTGTGGTTCAGGGTCGCTCATACAGGGCGAACAATCCAAAACACCTACGATATAGGGTGCTGGGATTTTATCCTTCACCTGTGTCTTCACCTTATCCAATCTCTCGGTGAGGTCATCTATAACCTTGAACTTCTCCATCAAAAGCAAACTCAATCTCTCGTTCTCCGCAATCAGCGACTTCTGTTTCGCACCAAACTCCGCACTCAACTCCTCCTCCTGTGCTGAAAGCATCTCATTCAATTCCCTCATCGTGATGGTTTTCGGCATTTGTCTTTTATAGGATAATGGGCGTTTTCCCTTTAAGCGTTTTCATCCTCATCTTCGAGGTCGTCCCACCAATCTTTATCGGTGTTTTGGGTTTCTTCTATGATGGTCGCTGGTGCGTCGCACGGGTTATAGACTGGTTTAATAACCGATGGAAACGCTTGGTAATACTCGATGCGGTGCGGGTGGTTCATTCCTATACTTATAATATACCTATGGGTTTATATGGAAATATGTGAGACGAAGTCTCTTATATAACTCTCACTTTCTATCTTTTATCTGTGTAATAATGATGATTCATAAAACGGCAAATAAATATAGCCAAACAAGACAGACCCTTGCGATATGGTATCCTTGACTTTGACCTTTCCAAAATGCCCCTGTGGTGAATCATCATTATTACACAGTTAAAATATAGAAAGTGATGGTTTATAACAAACTTAAAGCGATTAATATCCATTATCTATAAATAAACATATGTCGTCGCGTCCCTACTCCCGTGTTGAAATTGTGAATGGTGAAGTCATCCCCATCTACGATGATGAACCTGTAAATCTTGTTATTCGAGAGATTGAACCTGAACCTGTTTTACCCGATGATTTTGAGGAGAGTGAGGAGGAGCGAAGCGAAAGCGAAAGCGAGGGTGAAGAACCGCAATACGGCACTTGGCAACCAGACCAGTCCTGTTTTATCCCCGAACCTAAAAAAGAACTTAAAGAACAACCAGAGAGACCCCTTGATTTGGATTTATGGAGGATAGGTTTGAGAAATGACGACGCAGAGGTAGTCATTAAGTTTCATAAAGAGAGACTGGAAAAGTGCGACAACACGATAAAAACCACCGCTGGTGAAATTGGTATGATTTTTAACGAGTGGAAAGAAGAAAAAGACCGAAAGTTACCAGACCTTAATATGAATTATAACCGTATTCTTTGGGATTTTTTATCATCACGATACGGTGGTAAAAACAAGAGTAAGACGGTATTCTGGGGTGTGAGACTAATTCTAACAGACGAAGAACGCGAACGAAAGGAGGAGGCGGAACTAGCGAAGCGATATCGTGAAGCGATGGAAGCGAGAGATAAGGAAGAGTTGGAAAATGCGAAAAATCTATATGCCGAACCACCCGATACAGCGTCGAGTGAAAGCGATACTGAACCAGTAAAAAAGAAGGAAGAATTGAAGGATACGATTAAATGGTGTGGTAAAATAATCCATCGGCATCCAGAGTATCCTCTTTATGGAGGTGACCTAATAACTGGGGAGATTTTTAGGTTGAAGGGAAATAAAGTAGGACAACTCCACCGTTGTTGTATATCAAAAGGGGTTATTTTGTCTGGCGGTAGTGATGAAAACGGTAAAAGAATACAGAAATACAAGTCAGCACAGCAATTTATAGCAGACTGCGGAAAACTGAAAGGCGAGACGAAGTTTCATACGAAGTTGAAAATCAATACGGCAATCCCCCGACCATTTGCTCGGTTTTATCCTCTGGCGTGTTTATCATACGAATATGATGGGGGTGTTGATTTTAACGGCGACATACATCATATCAAGACTGGAAATGCGTTGGTAAGTAGGTGTAAAACTACAAAGGAAATCAACGATTATATTGAGGGGGTAAAACAGGCGTTCGAAGAGAAACGCCGTAATGATAAAACCGAAATCGCCAAACTTAAAGACGAAATCGCCAAACTGAAATCCCGCAACTCGCAACTTGAAGCACAAAACGCAAAATTAAACACCCCCCTTGCCGCAGGGGCACTTCAATTACAGGATTTACTAATGACGAAATTAGAGACTGGCGACCGAGTTGGAGATATGCTCCAATTCTGTTTTAAAGACATTACCCGTAATTATCCAAGGGAGGACGACGCGGAGAGTTTTTTAAGCGACACATACGAAAATGACCGAAATGACGCCTGTTTCGGGGTCTTCGAAATGTCTCCAACTGCTCGGGGACTGCCTTACGATAATGAGCACATTACCCGAGAAGTCGATTGATTTATTTGTGTGCGACTTACCTTATGGGGTGCTGACGAATGAAAAGTGGGCGATTCCGACGGGGCGGAAGACGCACGGGATATGTAATGCGGGGTGTGCGTGGGACATCAAAATCGACCTCGTCGAGTTCTGGAAGCAGGTCGGGCGATTATCCAAAAATGAACATACGCCCGTTTTGATGTTTTGCTCGGCGAGGTTTGGTGTTGAACTCGTTAATTCAAAACCAGACTGGTTTCGGTATGATTTGGTGCTGGATAAAGAGGTAGGGGTTTCATTTCTCTCGGCGAATAAGATGCCTCTCCGCTCACACGAGTTAATTTATGTTTTCGCGAAGAAGTCGGCATTTTATAAGCGGATTGATGAGGTGAGGGAGGGGATGCCGTCGAAATACCGCAAACCGAGCAATCCACGCAAAAATAATCTGCTGGGACATACGGAAGGGTTGGAGCAACCTGATTATGTTCAAGAGGAAAATAAACGATGTTCTTTAAGTATCATACACGACCGATTGGTAAAAAACAAACCGCACCCGACGGCGAAGTCCATCGCAATCTATAAGTGGTTAATCGAGAGATATAGTAATGAGGGGGACGCGGTTTTAGACCCTACTTTTGGTAGTTGTAATTCAGGGAGGGCGTGTATTGAACTGGGAAGAAAC